AGATTTGCTAGTTCTTCTAGGAAAGCACCATTTGTTTCTGTTATACATGGTGAACCTGGAATTGGTAAATCAACAATCACCAATTTGATGTTCATTTATTATGGACAAAAAATGGGTCTTGATACAAGTTCTTCTAGTTGTTATGTGCGTAATAGTGCATCTGACTTTTGGGATATGTTTAGACCTAGTATGTGGTGTTGTGTGTTGGATGATGTTGCTGCAAAGCACCCAAATAAAACACCAACTGGTGATGAATCAAGCAAAGAGGTCATTCAAGCTGCAAATTCTGTAGGTTTTACACCTGCCCAAGCTTCTCTTGAGAAGAAGGGTAAGAATCCATTTAGATGTGCTTTATTATTGATGACTGCAAACGTCAAAACAATGAATGCACAATTCAACTTTTCAACCCCTTCTGCTTTTTTGCGTAGAGGACAATATTATATTGATGCAAAGGTTCGACCAGAATATAGAAATAGTGATGGAAGATTGGATTCACGTAAAGTGGATTGTAATGATCCTTATCCAGATTTATGGTTATTTACTATTGAAGAACCTGTTCTAGCCTCGGGTAGAGATATGCCTAAGTTTAGAGTTATTCATGAGAATATTGGTTTGAAAGAATTCTTGCAGTGGTATAGTGGTGCGATTGATCAACATGTTGCTAATCAAAATAAAGTGATGGATAGCATTGAAAAGATGCGTGGTGCTAAATTGTGTTCATCTTGTTCTTTACCTGATTATTTGTGCGAGTGTGAAGAAATTACTGCTCAATCAGGTAATGATTTGAATTACAGTCTTTTTACTTTGATTTTGTTTTTGCTCCTGGGAATTGTTACATTTGAATTTTTTGCTCGTTTTGCCAAACTTAAAATGATGTACTATTTCCATAGGCGTTTCTCTGGTTTCATATCATCATATTACAGGATTCGGAATTACTTTTGTTATCGACTTTCTGATAAGGAAGCTTGGTATCAAATGGGAGAGAAAATACGTAAATCTTATAAACCACCAACTTATTTGGTTAAGTTAGGTGCCTTACTAGCTAGTGGAGGTATATGTTACAAAGTTTTACGATATTTATTCCGCCCACGACAGGGTGGGACAGTTCCCATTCCAGATTCTGAAAGGAAAAACCCCTGGTACAATGTTGATAATAATGTAGCACAATTTGATGTTGATGTGAAAGTGTCATGTCTTAAAGGGCAAGTGAATACACTTATTTC